CATCTTCCACGTTGAACCTCTTTGTGGGTCGGCCATGAGTAGTTTTAGGGTGTTGCGGGCCATGAAATATGAGTAGTAGTACAGTACAACTATCATTGCCCATCTACGAGTAGAGTTGTCACCACCTATGAGGTTCCATACATCGACGCTGACTGACTTGTGCTCGATTTCTTCAATACTGTGCCAACGCCACACAGATTCAAAATGTGGGTGCATGAGTTTAAATGATCGTCGATATTTCAACATCAGCTCTGCATTACGGGCAGTGATGTGCTCCATGGCTATGGTAGCGGCCAGGCAACTACGATCACCCCATCGTGCTCTCATCTTGACCCAAAAGTCTCGCATATCGTCTTCTATGGCCTGGGCTGGTAGTCCTTGACGGTCCAGCCAACGATTGTACTGGGTATGCTGATAACGATGCCAGTTTTCCTGGCGGATAAACTCTGTGACATTGGCGTGTAGTTGGGGATCTCGGCTGATTTCATCTTTGTAGACCATGAGGCTGTCTATGAAGAATTTCTCACCGTCGATAAAACTCGCACCCAGTGCATTCATAAAATGTGAGTAGAATGGTGAGTCGTTGTACCAATGTGCGGGTAGGTCTGGTTGAGTCCAATCTAGTCTAAGTTGATGGCTGGTAAAATCTGGGGACGACGTTGTCGTTGTTGTTGTTGTCATAGTACATATATTTAATAAATATTTTCATCATGCGTATGCTCTATGATCGCTACCCTGAACTACCTTATGTAGCTTCTGCACCGTGGCCATTGGTAGAATTAGAGTCATCACCTGGGCAGTGGGATTGGGTCAACAGCATGGGGGTAGTGGAAACATGGTTGACCAACTCTGTAGGGCATCATTGGGTGCGTTGGTGTTGGAACATGGCCGCAAATGATCGCATTGAAATTTGCACGGTACGATTCTTGCAAGAAAAAGATACTACTATGTTCTTGCTACGGTTTGGACAATGATATATACAGCTGAGCCAATTCATTTAGAGCCAGCGCATAGTTAGAACCTACCTTGACCGCTATGCCGCCTTTCGATTGCCACTCATTACAATTGCTGGTACGGTCATCTACTAATATATCTCCAGGTTGGCAATGGTACTGTTTGTCTTCTGAATAAGGTCCGAAGTGTACACGTATGTCAGGGAAGTATTGGTTGACCCAATCTATTTTGTCATGAAATACATGTGGCATTTCATTATTAGTAGGAATAGCCGTTAGCATATACAGTTCCCAACCGAGAGTGTCTCGAAATCCTCGTGCTATGGCTGCCATTTCATATGCTCGAGGCATCAAGGGCAGATCTCGATAAAAATGGGGATGGTTGCGTATCTTGTTCCATTCTTGCTGGGGCCATTTTTCAGGAACGGCTTCATCTTTGGGATGACAGATAATTTCACGAGCATGTGTGTTGAAGTCAGCAAGGACTCCATCTAAATCTAGATATATTGTTGGCATAGTATTTTATATTATACGCTGAGATCTTGGCTATGTAAACGATCTATGAGCATATTGATACCATGTATAGTATCATCATTACGCAGACTCTTATAAACTAAATTAGGTATTGAATATTCACCTTGAGCTGTTTTAAGTCCCATCTTACGATAAGTTCTCAACAATGTAAGTGCTCGACGGCAAGAGTGTAGGTCACCAGTTTTAATTGCGTGTTTGAGTATTGTATGCCAAACACTGACCCAATGTTTGAGTTCTTTTTCGTCATACTGGGGTTCTTGGTATTGAGTGGGTTCTTTGATCCAACGGTTATGACTTACACTATAAACACCTGCACTGACTGCCGGACGATCTGCATCTTCGACATACAGCTCCACAGGTATGCCATGTATTTCTAAATCGTATTGGCGCTTGTACAATGTGCGTTTGGTATCAAACAATTCTTCTGCTTCGCGATCACAGGATATTTTGCTGTAGTCCGCAATCAGGTGTAGGTCGATATCGCTTTTAGATGTGTAATTGTAGTTTACATTACCGCCCGTGATTACAATATCTACTAGATTAAATGGTACTTCAACGAATTCACGGAAGTCATCGGCCATGCGTAGTAGTGCACCGCGAACTTCGCTTTTTAATTTATTATTGTCCCATAGTTTGGGATTCAATTCAGTATGATGTTCAATAGGGGGAGCAAACTCGTTTAGATTCATGGTTAGTTATTTATACGGTTAAATAATCATTGAATATGACAAAAATACAAATTACTCCCGGGCATTTGTTAATAGCAAATCCCAATAACCCTAAAGATGACCTTAGCCGTAGTGTCATACTGGTAGTATCTCACACCTATAAAATGTCAGTAGGACTACAGATCAACAATCCTGTAGAAGACCTCAATCTTAAACTTGTAGCAACAGGGTTAGGCATGGAATATCATTATAATGATCCTATTTTTTACGGGGGCGGTACCAATACACATAAAATTCATGTAGTACACTCATCAGATTGGAAAGGAATAAGTACAGTTCAATTAAATGAAGAGATATCAGTTACTAGTGATGTATGTGTGATACAGGCCATAACTGACGGAACAGGTCCAGAATTTTATCGTGCCTGTGCCGGTTATTGGGTATGGAAAGATGGAATACTAGAAACTCAATTAGATCCTAGAGACAGAACAGATCCTCATAAATGGGAAATTACTCCTGCCAGTAGGGAAAATGTATTCAACGATGAAGGACCTGATCAGTGGCGTTATGCTCTAGAAGACTGTGCACGATATCAAATCAGTGAATGGTTTTAATCCTTTTCAGAATTCATATTATTCAACATATTGCGTATTAAAGGTGCTCCTCCAATAGGAGCACTTTTGCTTTGTAGTTTACTAAAATCAAATCCTGTTGTAGTTTCTTCAGTGTTGGTACTTACTACGCTGGTACGTTTGAATGAGTTTGTAGCATTGCTAGTTCGTTGTTGGTTGAAACTACCTTCGGATTCTTCTTCACCTAGATCACTGATACGCAGAGTATCCATATTAAATTCTAGATCAACCTTTTGTCCTACACCACTACTTGAACGTGTCTTCATAAACTGAATTTGATAACGTCCACGTTCCTTCATAGCACGGCTGGTAAAGATACCTATAACATTATCTGCTGTCATAATCTTACTTAAACCGCCCGAAATATGACTGTGATCAAACTCAATTTCTTCCACTGCTGAACGATTTAACTGTGAAGCAGTTACTGTTACGCATTGTGTTTCCATAGCCAAATTTCGAATCTCTTCCGACACATATTTGTCTTTTACAAACAAATCGCTGGGCGAGACCTTCACAGATAAAGGCATCATTAAATCGAGGTAATCTATTAATAAAACGTCTGGTTTCACGCCTTTTTTGACCTGATATTCCTTCAAATAGGCTCGAATATCGTTACAATTTTTCCCACTGGGCATATACTTGACTTGTAGGTTTCCTGCCTTTTTACCCAGCATTTTAACCTTTAATTCTACGTCATCTATGCTTCTAAAAATCTCTCTAGTACTAATACCTGTGGTCATAGAATCCAATCGCATACTGACCAAACCTTCACTTAACTCAAATGTTAAGTACAAAACGTTCAATCCTGCAAGTGCCCAGTTTACACCTAGATTAGCTAAGAACAAACTCTTACCACCACCCGAACCTGCACAGAATATATTCAATTCACCGCGGTTAAATCCACCATACAATTTCTTATCAATACTAGGCCACCCTGTGCTAATCTGTCCATTACCGTCTTTGAGTTTAGTAAGACGTGCTTTAGGATCTTCAAAGTAATCAGTGCCCATGTCTTTGTTCAAACTAATTTGAATAGCATCTTTGATTAGCTTTTCTACCGGACCGTAGTCTCCTGCTTCTAATAAATCACTGCTCTTGATAATTGCACGTTCTAATCCTTTGTGTCGACTAAAGTTTTCAAATTCATCCATGAGCCAGTCATAGTTTTCTTTGGGCAATGTCACCGGATTGAAATCACTGCGACAAGATGCGTTAACAATCTGAGCCTCGGGCATGACCTTATATTCATCTACATATTTGGTAATAAATTCAGCCGCACCCTGTAGCCTTTGATCAAAATTTTCTGGATCAAATATGTTTTGAATACGTATAAATGTTTCTGCATCACTTAAGAACATTTCTAGATACAGTTTCTGCATCTCATAATCATAGTTTGGTTTATTCATTGAGTCCTTCTAATTTTTTCTTTAGCAAATTTATTTTTATCTCTCCTGCGACTTTGTAGTGCAAGATTGTGGCCAGTACATATAAGCGTCCATATTTCTTTACAGCATCTGCTACATCTTTTATGTCATCACCCCAAGGTGGTAAACTCACCGACCAATTATTCTTTATTGCAGAGTTTAATATCTTGGCACCTGCACGATCTCTATCTGGTACAACAACGACTTCTCGGCCTAATGTATTCAATCTTAAAATTTGAGTTTCATTAGGATCGTTGTGCATGATAGCACATCCATCTACTGCAATAGCGTCAAACTGACCTTCTACTACTATAACATATGCCCTGTCGTTTGTCTGTCTATCTAAATTAAATATATAACCTGGCTGTGCGTCTGTAAGATATTTCGGCTTACCATCTGTAATCTTACGACCTGTGTAACCTACAATTTTACCATCATGGTAGAATGGAATAATAACACGATCTGCATAACCAGGAGTAGGTGACCACATCCAGTTGTACCAATCAAGTTCCATACCTCTACTCAATATATATTCTACAATCTTAGCAATATCCTTAGTTATGCCGAGATGATCAGCAGTAGCAATCCATTCTATTACTGACAAGGTTCCTTCTGGTAAATGCTTTTCAGCTAGTTCAAAATTTAAAGGTTTCTTTAGAACAGGCTGATCATCTTTGATCTTTAATGCTACTAGATTCAATCGTCCTAGATCTACATCATTCATTCCTAACCATTTGAATAATGTCTTGGTATTCTTACTGAGTAATTTGCCAGGACTCCAGCCTGCTTTGAATCCACAGTTGAAACAATGATAACTCCAACCGCCATCTGGGCTAGTCATTATGCCACCACGTTTGCGAGTGTCTCTGGCTTCACCATTGTTATGACAACAGACTGCATCAAAACTAGTCCAGCCACTTGGAGTAGATTTACGCTTCGGAGGCAAGAGTGTTAATAAAGCAGATTGAATATCATTCATCTACTAAGTTTAACTTCTATAGAGTACTTTGTCAAAGGTTCCGGTAGTATTACCCATAAAGTCTAGGGTAGGTTGATACATTATTCTGATATAAGAAAATATACCGTTGAAATTTTTATAATCAATACCGTTGTATCCATTATATGTTAATGTGGCAATGTTTACATATCTTCCAAAACTTTGTGGGCTGTTATATAATGTACCTTGTATTGTCACTGTTCCTATATAGTTTGTCATATACATAGCTACAGTATGGAGAGCTGTGTTGCTGTTATATTCTGGATAAGCATAGACATTACCACTGAAATATTGATAAGCGGTAATAGAATCATTGTAGACTTGATTAAATGCAGTTATCTCCTGGCTAGGTTGTAGTGCAGGGTATGCATCTTGTTTAACTTGTATTTGACCGGCTACATCATAATATGTGTTAGAGTAAGTCGGAAGATAAGTGCCATCGCTGGGATCTTGATACTTAACAGTAAACTGGTATTCACTGACTTCGAGATCTAGTGTATCACTTTCTAATAAACTTAATTCAGCTAATCCTCTTAACCCGATAGTAACTCCGTCATCTAATACTGTTAGATTTTTCTGTAGCAACATTCGATTATTGACTGCATCAAACATAGAGAACACATAAGTACCCGTATTGGAAATAGGAATACGTTTTTGATCGCTGTTCTTAAATTGAACTCGAATTTTATTTTTGATCCCTTTTTGTATTTTTAGATCTCGTTGATACATGACGTTGTGAACTCCTAACGTGGTTGGATCCAAATCTAGTATTACATCCAGAGTATTGTCGTATAAATAGATTGGTAAATGTTGCATATTTGTATTTATTCATAAAGATGACATCACCCAATACCTTCCAAAACAACTACCCCTTTGTCTCCTGTGTTAAATCAAATGACATAGAATATGTCGGCATTGTAATTAACTTTGATAATTTTGTTACTAGTATATATGATATATCAGCAATCAAATCCGATGACGAGCGTAAGATATTCTTAGAAATGGGAGAAGTATGGTGGTGGGAATCAAATAGGAAAATACCAATTAATATATTTCTTAAAAAAGAAATGCAGGTATTTAGATATGCTATTAAAACATTTAATAGCAAAGATATTGAGCTAATATTCGGTCCTAGTGTTAATCTAAGTGAAATAGCTGAAAAACGAATTAAACGTAAATCAATACAATTGGTAAGGGTTCCTAAGAGTGGCCAACGTTGATTTTTTCGCAAATAAGATTTAACTGCACTAGAATCACTGCGGCATAACTAATTGAATGTGATTTTTTGAACGTGTAACTATCATCAGACGCCTTGGTCCATATGTCATTTTTGATTGCTTGGAATCCTTGGTCTTGGCATATTGGGACGAGATGTTTCTTCCCCGGACGGATCATAGCCAAGACCATAGCTAGTTCTTCAATAGTTCTAGGATTTAATGATCTCAGTAATGTGTGATATCCATTAACATGAAACAATTGATCACACACTTCTTTCTCATGCAGTAGATCCCATAATGGTTCAGTATTCAACAATTGAATAAGATGTTCTTCGTTTTTGACTCCATTGTATGCGCTGACATTTAGAAAATCTAACTTAAAATATCCACGGTCTTCTGCTGTTTTATAATCTATACTAGCATAGCCTGTTAATGGATTGATAGGAATAGGTTGTACATATACACCTGTATTATGTTTTTTAATTCCGTCAATAGAGGCAGAGACATGTTTGACTATGTCAAGGACCTTACTTCTATCAACAAAATCAATATCTATATCTGTCATCTCTTACCCCATTTAATTCTAAGCCACATACGCTCATGATACCAATATAATAACGTCGATGCAACTGCTTGTATGCCAGCAATACTTCCGGCAGTACCTAATTTTCCAGTAATAGCCCAACTAATCAAAAAAGTTTCAAGTGTACCAATACATCTCCAGCTCACTGCCTTAACAAAACTTCTAGCATGACTTTCACCTTTGATTCTAATTAAATCATCGGCTATAAATTTATCCCAAGGGTCTGTCCAATCTAACACATGATAATCTGCATTTAAAGGAGGCTCAAACATTTTGTTTGTATCTTCAAACCTACCCTGTGTAATTGTATCCATCCATACGACAACATCAGCATTGAATTTATTTCTTAATTCTTCTGTGGGACAAACAAAATCGCAGATAGCAAAATCACTACCACAATTTTTAGACAGGTCAATCATTCGTTGCATTTGTCTTTCACGACCGCTGGGCGTAAAATCCCAATCGTCAAATTGTTCACGAACACTATCAGCGTTAAACCAACTTACAGAATGTGTAAGCATTAGTCTTTTGATTAAATCTTGACTCAATGTTGTTTTACCTGATCCAGGTAACCCCATTATCAAAATACGCTTTGTCATTTTTGACTGTCACCTTTCATAACCCGATAATTGTCTTCTATACTGTCTGGAGTAGATACTTCGACAATAGTACCTTCTTCGAGGCATATTACTTGATGTGGTAGTAAGGGAGGATTGTGCCACGCATCTCCAACATTTAGTTCACGTTCATATTGCGTTGCATCTGCGGTGTTGATGCAAACAACTTTAAATTTCCCCGCCAGTACATACCACGCCTCATCTTTTTCAGAATGAAAGTGCATACTAAACTTTGCATCTTTGTTAAATTTTAATAGTTTACCGCAATACTTGTCGTTGGTAGCAAATATAAATTCCCAACCCCAACCTTTTTCTACATATCCTGATAATTTTGTCATTTAATTCCGACCTCTGATAATATTTCTTTAACCAACGCAACATCTGCTGGTACCTCTTTAAATTTACGCAACCAAAAAGGCACATCAAATGCTGGTGCTATCATGTCTAATTGTTCATCGCTCATGTTACGTACCATAGTTTGTCCTGTGGTACTATTGAGTATAACCCATGGACTAACATACCCATTAAGAACATCATGTACTGCTTTATTAAGACTTACATAATTAAAATAGTGATTAAATTCTGCTGAATGTTCATCACCCCATTCCATCATAGTTTGAAGTGAACGTTGTACTGCTGATTCTACTGGTTCAGTCTTTAATACCTCATACAGATATTTTTCATACAAATCATCACGGCACCAGTGATCTAATTTAGCACCACTCTTAATAACATAGTCAATGAACTTGTCTGGATACAAAGGATTGACATTGTTGATAAAACTACCAAATTTTACAAAGGCATTGTAGTAGGCTGTATCACAAAATTCATCATAGGTCTTAGGTTTCTTACCACCCTGTGCAAGGGTCCAGAATCTATTAAAGGCCATAAAGCCTGCTTGAACACGTTTTTCTTTTTCCTGTAATGCACGGCGTTTTCTTTCACAAAGATGCGATACGAGAGTTCTCTCTTTCATAAAACTCTTGTCGCAATGTATACATTTGAAAGGTTGATCCACTAGTGCTATCACTCGTATTCTTTCCGTTGTTTCTTGTCAAACCCCATCATGTCAAACAATTCATCTCGATCTTTTTTATCCATCATAGATGCCAATAGTTTAATCTCATCCATTTTCTTTGCTGGATATAATTCACACAATAACTTTTCAATCTTGTTGGCTTTTTCTTTTTTACCTGCGGCTAGATAAGGATGATAAGCAGGAACACCAGCACCACTAGCGGCAAATAATTTCCATAGCAGTCCTTTGTGATTTTTACTAAGGTCCCAATGATTTTTATTAACGAGTTCATTTGTGGTCTCTAAAAACCATTCTTGGATATCTCGATCACCTTGTACATTTGCAGTATAACGCATCAACACATAGGGGCTAAATGCCTTGCGTTCTTCATCTGTAAGATTATCATAGAATGAGTAGTCCTTACGATCTACTGCGCCTAGTTCACGTTTGATATCAAGTTTTGCGGTTGCCATGTCTTTTTTCGTATTCTTTGCTGAGATAATATGCTATTTTAGCACGATCTAAGGCTTCTTGTATAGTGGGATTGGTTTCAGCGGCACGACGAATTTCTCCCCAGAGTTGGCTTTCTAATATTTGGTCATGTAAGGACCGATCTTCTTTAATTAGTTCTCGTGTTAGGTTACCAATCTCTCTTTGGTATACTGTTCGACCGCCATCTGGAGATTCGAATATTTTTGGCATACTACCAACATTTTGTATAATCTACCAACTCACTTTGTCGACTTACTTCTTTGACAAAATAAGCACAAGTAGGTTTAGGGCCTGTATGTAAAGGTGTACAGAGTAGTTGCCCCGGACGCATCTTTGGAAAATACCATTTGACATCTTGATAGACATCAATAATATCTATGTCTAAAAATTCTGGTCTAAATCCGCTGATAGGGTTAAAACAGAATGTCTTGAATCCTCGATCATTAAGACTGGTCAATGGTAGTATCTCCATATCTGGTCCTTCTGGATCTCCAACAATAGTACAC